GTCGCCGTCCTTATCATATCCGACCGCACGCCATGTGGCAAGCGTCACGCCCATGTTCGTTGCGCCGCCGCTGTCGTCAGGGTCGTTCACGAACTTACCCTCCCATTTGAGGATAAACCGTTTCAGTTTGTTTATATCAGCCATTTGTTATAACAGTGTTATACGTTGTTATCTTTGTTATCCGCAGCCCCGGCTGTGTTCGCCTGTTGTGGTTTCTGCAGGTCGGACAGGTCGATGTCGAAGTGGCGGGCTGTCTTGTCGATCATCACCTTTTGGAGTATGCGCCAAAAGCGGCTCTCGTTCTCACCCCGGCAGGAGCTTTCGTTCTCGAGAAACGACCACGCCTGCTCGAAACAGATAACGCCCGTCACGATGTACGACAGTGGTACCTCCATGAACGAGAACACCCAATGTTCCACCATATAGGCGAGGAAGATGAGCCACAGGCGTTTCGGAATTGTCTGACGGACAACCTTGCCGAAAGCGAAACTCGTAAACTTGGCTTTCTGACGGCTCGAGCGGTCAGGGTATGCCTCATGCACTCTCTTGTCAAGACGATAGGCTGTGTATGCGTCAGTGACGATGAAAATTATTGCGACCGCAACGAGAGGGAATGTCGGACGGAACTCAGCTATAAACCATCCGAACACCCCTCCTACGGCAGCAAAAGAAATTTTCCAAAGTTTGAAAATGTAGTTCATTGCTAACTTGTTATTAATTGGTGTTCCACAAAGTTATAAAAAGTGTTTATAATATAATCATTTTAACGGCACAAAATGTCAAATAGCCCATATATTTATCAAAAATGAGCCGTCATTTTCACTCGCGTCGTCCGAAATTGTCACGGTCATACTCGTTGATGAGAATGCGTACAGGTTCGCCTTTAGCGGGTTGTCGCTGTCCGTGTCCTGCCCATATCCGAGGATATTAAACATGAGGTTCGTCAGTGACAGCGTCCCGAGCTTCGTCGTCCACGAGGTGGGGAACGTGAGCTTTATCTGCCCCTTGTTCACTCGTGACAGCGTCGGGATAGAGCCGTCGAAAGATTGGCTCTGTGCCCAATTATAGGTTGCGCTGCCTGAGGACGGACTATAATAATACGCCCGCCCATAGAACACGAGCTGCGGGAGCTTCATCCAATTGCCGCTGTGGTGCTTGGCGAGGATTCCGCTGCTCGAACACTGCAAGCCATAGCCGCTGTTCTCTGTTTGGAGCAGCATATTGTTATTCTTGTCCTGCATTACCATGACATAGTTATCAGAGCGGCGTCCGAGGCAGAAACCGTTAGCGAAGAATCGGCTGACATAGAAGTCGCTCTTATACGTTGCCGACAGGTCTTTGCGTGAGGTGTTGGTTGATATGTAACCCCAATTAGCCTCTGCATAGTTTGAAGCCGAAGCCTGTGCCGACAGATAGATAACCAATTTCAGCCTGTGATACCCGGCAACAGTCTTAGTTGATTTACCTGTTATATCAAGCAGCTTCGAGCTGTCCTGTTGCAGAGCCGAGGTATCGACGAGCTGATCTGCCGCCGAACTGACACCACAGGATACAATGGTCTTTATTTCAAGCTTCTTAGTCAGTTCCTCGTCTGAATAGGTTTCAACAGCCACCGTCAACAGGGCATAAGCCCAAGACAGACGTGTCGGCTTGATAGCGTTCGTGCCTGTGGTTTCCTCCTGTAACCTGTCGTCCTCCCTTACCGAGTAGGCGTGAGTGTACAGGTGCCCGGCTGTAACGACCTCCGTCGGTGTGTCCGTGTGCCAAACGTCTGACAGAATAATCTCCTGACTGTACTCGTTAGCGTCCGGGTATTCGTCGGTTATCGGGTTATACGGAAGCCCTCGCACCGTAATGGTTTTACCACGCCCGAGTGTTACGCCTGAGGCATAGCCGTAGGTCGTTTCTGATGTCCCGTCTGATTTGTACGAACGCGATTTGATAACAGCCGTGCCCGAGGTGTCGCCGAACAGGTCTGTCAGGGCGTTGTACGTGTTGCCCTCGAACGAGGTGCACAGGTTGCCGTCCTTGTCGTACATATCCATAGCCATGTTATCAGGCGACAGCTCTATCTTACGGTTATCGCCGTCCACTCCTGTTTCAATCAGGACGTGGCGCACGATTAGCTCGGTCGCCTTGATAAGGTCGGTACGGATATAGCCGCCCTCGATGATTGTTTCTCCGAGTTTTGCCACTTCCTCCTTAGCCGAGGTATCTGCTGATATAAGAATGTTGGCTCGGATGTCATTGTATGCCGTTTCAACAGCCGTATTGTACTTGGAGAACGCCGTATTGAACTTGTCGAAGTTCGTGTCAACTGTCTTGCTCTCAGCCTCCGTAGCCTTGCCGTCGGCAATGGCTGTGTTGATTGATTCCGTGAGCGTGCTGATAGCCGTCATCAACGTGTCGTAAGCTGATTTCAGGGCTTCCTTGCCGCTGTCCGACAGATAGTCGCTATAATACAGTTTCTCATACGAAGCCTGAACCGCCGCCTTGGTATTATTTACAGTGTTGATGTACGTCGCTATTGCCTGTGCCTCGGTTTCGTCAATAATGCCGTCCTTAAAAGCTCCGTCCACATAGTCGTTCAGGTTCGAGATAGCTGTGTTCGCTTCGGTTGCCGAGGTCAGCGCACTGTTAGCCGTTGTCTGTGCGTTCTTAGCGTCCGTCACAGCTTGGTCGGCTGTTGATTGTGCGTTCTCGGCTTTCTTGTTGATAACGGATATAATGGAGTTCGTCGCAACCTCCACCGCTTTATTATAGGCGGCGTAAGCTGTGTTATAAGCGTCGAATTTATCATTGACATCCTTGCTCTCCGCATCCGTTGTCTTGCTGTCAGCGATAGCCGTGTTAATTGACGTGATAAGGTTCGATATGGACGTGATGAGCGTGTTGTATGCGTCCGAAAGCCCTGTTTTCGCTACGCCCGTGAGGTACGTGTTCGCATAGAGCTGAGCATACGAAGCCTGAACCGCCGCCTTGGTATTATTTACAGTGTTGATGTACGTCGCTATTGCCTGTGCCTCAGCCTCCGTAATAATCCCGTCACGGAATGCGTCGTTGACATACGAATCGAGGTCTTTCACAGCGTTGTTGGCGGTGTCGGCGGTTGACTGTGCGTTATTGGCGGCGGTCTGAGCGTCTGATATACTGTCCGTGAGGTCTGTGTACCCGTCCAAAGAGGATAGCCCGTCAGACCCCGACAGGAACTTGATTTTGCCGCATATCTCGCCGTTTAACAGGTCGAAATAGGTGCCGCCGTCCGTTGATACAATCTTATCCGTCGTCACACGTCCGGGGAGGATTTCCGTGAACCCGTACAGGCTGACATAGCTTCGCGCTCCGTCGTACTCACTGTTCAGGATTCCGACTAACAGGTAATAATATGCCTCCTCGCTCTCCAATGCGTGTGCTGTTGTATCAAGCAGGAAAACGCCCGAGCCGGGCACGCCCGCCGTAACATTACGATTGACACGGGCGTACAGATAGTAACGTGCGTCGCTGTCGTCAAGCACCGCACTCGTGTATGCTGACATATTCCAATACAGATATTCAGAGGCGTTATGCTCCGCACTGACGGTCGTTATGCCAAGCGTCATGTGCTTCAACAGGCAACGCCCCACAGACAGCTGTTTCGTCGTTCCGTTGTAGGTTATGGACGGATCGATAGTCTGTTGTGCTGACAGGGTGTTGATGAAACAGAATTGCAAGCTCTCATCGCCGACGAGCATTGACATCGTCTGTACGGATATCGGGGTTATGGAGTTCGTGAAGTTGCTCAACAGCGCAGCCTCCAACATCGACATTGTTTCCTTAGCGTCACGGAAGCGGCGTTTGGTAAATTGCAGAGCTTTTTGGTGGTTATCCTCAACGACGACCTCTTGGCTTGCGATGTCTTTCACGGCTGACGTGAAGCCGCCTGTTATGGTTTCGTTTGACAGCTCAATGGTCGGGCTGTGCGGGTTATTGATATAGTCCTTAATTCCTGTTATGCGAACAAGCACGCCCTCCTTCTGAAAGCTCTCGTCACTGTACAGCACGAAGCCGCCGAGCTTAATACGCCCGCCGATGTTCGTCCAATCCTTTTTAGCCCACAGCCCGTCGAGTTCCCCGGTAAAGGAGAATTTCTCCTCTTCAAGCTCATACAGCTTCTTGACACAGGTTCGGAACATATCCCACTCTGCGCCTGTTTTGGTTTCGTTGTCACAGATATACTCGTCAGGCAACATCACGTTGAATACGGCGTAATGGTTGCCCGCCACGGGCTTAAATGTTTCGTTGGGCATAGTTACACCGTCAATCTCTTGCGGCGTGATTTCGAAGCGACGTGCGGCTTTCTCAACGCCGTTGACTGTCTTTGCCTCATGGATATATTTCACCTCGAACTCATTGCCGTTGGCAAGCATACCGTCCTGAAATACGACGGTCATTGTCTCGCCGTCAATCAGGTATTTCTCATAGTCGAGGTTGGCGGGTATGTCAGCGTCGATAATATCGTAGAAATTGTCGTCCTCATCAACACAGACAACCTCGGAGATGGTACCGACACGCTGAGGATATATGTCCGAGCAGTCCAAGCTGTCCTCAGCCTTGGACGACAGCTCCTTGTCGAGGCGTTGGAGCGACAGCCCGTCGTCCGATGTCACATATCGGCGGGCGTTGGAGGCGTTGAAGCCCTCCTCGTCCTCGAAGTACTCTCCGTCATAGCTGATAACCTGCGCTTTCGGCAGGAGGAGTTCGCTGCTCCCGTATTTCGACAGGTCTATGTTATCAGAGCCGCCCTGCGGGAAGAGGATTTCGCACGGCGGGTTGTCGCCGCTGTTGGAACGGGCAAGTCCTGACTTGAAGCCGTTTCCCTTGCCGTAGGACAGCGGGAGCGGGTTATCTTTGTTATACTCAACCTTACGGAGCGATACACAGCGTCCGACAATCTCATACTCCGTTTCAAATTCGGAAGCCATTTGTTGGAGGGCTTCGATACAGTAGGCATGATCATAGCTGATGAGGTGTTCAGCCGCCTCGATACAGTCGCCCACAGTCCACCCTGTTTCGCGGTCGTTCATGTTATCGACGAGCATCTGCAGGTGCTCACGGGGTGTCGCTGTCAGCGAGAATTTCAGGCGGTGGTCAACCGGGTTGCGGAACTTCCATATCTTGGCGTGCGCCTCAGCCCCCTCAAACGTTACCGTATAATCGAAATACCTGTTATGCTGTTTCTTGAACGCCTCGGGACGCTCGAGCGTGTACTTGTCGGCTTGATACACGATATAAGCCCCGACAGGCAGCTCAACGTGTTCGGCAAGCTGATACTTCAAGACCACGTTATTATCGCCCATGATAGCCCGGTAACGATAGCTGCTATCATCGACGTTTATGTCAAGCAGGACATCCCCTGCGCTGTTGTATATCTTCATTGTTACGCTGTTTATAAGTTATTTTCTTCTGATTCGCCCGCAGTCGCCGCCAAATAATTTATAGGTATGTTTATACCATTCAAAATCGAAAACGCGACTGCGGGCTTGAAATCGCCTTGCCGTATCACGTGAACTGATAAATCTTACCCTTACCGCATTTTGCCGCCTTGATAACCGTCACGAACGGCAGGTTATCCGCCGTCACTTGGTCGAGGCAGCTTTTCAGCGTTTCGGCGTTGGTAAAGAACTTCCCCTCAACAGGCGTTGCCTCCGTCGTTTGGAAGTGAACGAGGTATCGACCCTCACCGTGCGCCGTCTTGACGTTGGGCTGAAAATCGAGTACCATAATCTCGCTGTTCAATATATCAGTAATAGACACCTGTTGACAGTTGAATATCTTTCCATTGTCTTTAGGTAAGATTCCGAGTTCGCTAAACCTTTTAGCCATAGTCCAATCTCCTATCATTAAATGTTACACGTAATACCATTGTCACTCAATACCGAGAGCCTCACAGTCAGCGTCCACCTGCGCTTTCAGTGAGGAACGGTATTCGAGGAACTCCTTATAGCGGGCGATTTTCTCTTTCGCCTCGTCGCTTGTCTTTGACGAGCCAACCATGCCGAGCTGTGCGGCGTTGTACTCGTTGACGAGCTTCTGTTCATGCGATACAGGGCAGACGGCGGCGATAACAGCCTCCGTAATCTTGTTCGCTGTGAGCGGAGCCCACACGGTCACTTCGTCGCACTCCCATGAGGTACGGGTTACGACGGTGTCGTCACTCTCGCCGCCCTGTGCGGGGGCTTCTGTTGTCTTCTCCTCAATGTTATAACGGTACAGATAGCTGCCGTTACCAACTGCCTCCAAGACGGAGGGCTTGCTGTCATAATTTGCCATAATAATCTTTGTTTATAATTGTACGTAATAAATTCCTGCTGTCACTGTATTTCGCCCAACCGAGCCACGAGCACACGCCCTGTTTATAAGCCGGGAACGGCGGGAGCGGTGTGCGTCGGTTCAGCCTCGCAGCCGCCCGGCAGAAGTTCTTCTTAATGGACTTCCTGATGAGCGTCTGTTTATGATAGAAGCGGAAGCCGACGAAATCCACGCTTCGCCCATGCTTGTCGTAACGGTTCTCAGCCACGGGGAACACCTGATAATTGCCTTTCAGCTCCAACCGCAGCTCGTCGTGGAGCTTCGCTTTCAGCTCACGCAACAGCTCCTGCAGCGTCTGTTTGTCGGCGGCGTACATGGTACCGTCGTCGGCATAGAAAACACCCGGTATTCGTTTCACCTCGTTCACCCAACGTATCACATAAGACAGCACGAGGTTGGCGAGATATTGGCTCAGGTAATTACCTATTGGCACGGAGCGACCGTAAACGGGTTGTCCGGGGTTCAACGGGTCGGGAGAGCCGTTCACGCTGTCTATTATCTCATCTATCAGCCACAGCGTGCGTGGGCACTTTATCTTGCGGCGCACTATCTGTTTCAACACAGCGTGATCGATAGACGGATAGAACTTGCGGATGTCAATTTTCAGGCAGTAACGGCTGTTCTTCCTGTCCTCCAATATCCGTTTCGTCTGTTTCATCGCAGCCTGTATGCCCCGCCCCTTAATGCAGCTGTGCGTGTTGTACGGAAACACAGCCACCCATATCGGTTCGAGGACGTTCATTATGGC